CGCTCTCCATTGGGAGGAAGTTTTTTGCGACGAGTGGGAGAAAAAAGACCTGAATTATACAACGGGTCGCATCCTCCAAATCTGTAACGAGCAAGGCCTCGATATGGCCGCGATTGATATTGATGGCCTCGGCGCCGGGCCATTTGACACGCTTTCTAAAGGCCGGGGGCTGGATTACTTCGTTGGTTTCAGAAATCCTACGATAAGCTATCAGGATAATAAAGACTTCGCCAATGCCAGGACCGCGAACGCTTATAAGTTTAAAGACGCGATCGTTAAAGGCCATCGTCACGTTAAGACACAAAAAGCGATCGATGAGCTTCTAAGCCTAAAATACACGTTCGATCACAATCAGCGCCGCATTCTTATCTCGAAAGATAAGATGCGAAAAGACGGAATCAAATCGCCAAATATTGCGGACGCAGCAATTATGGCCGAAAGTTTAATCGGGAAGGTGAAGCAAAAACAGGATCATCAATACGAGCCGAATATTGTTCGATACTCAAAAGACGATAACTTATTTAATATCGCGGGGGTGATTTAATGGCAGTCGGTACAGCTACAGCAATCGCTATCGGACTTGGTGCCGCAGGCGCAGGTTTCGCAGCATCAAAATCAGGGATTTTCGGTGGGGGACCAAAGCAACCAATCTCGGCCCCGATGCCTTTACCGCAGGCCCCGAGGCCCGAGGCTGCGGCCGAGAAAGCGGCCGAAATTGGCAGAAAGAAGAAAGCCGTGGCGACGACGAGCATTTATACCTCACCGCTCGGAGTGGCAGGGGAAGCAAACGTTGCAAGGAAAACCCTCTTAGGACAGTAATTAAACTTTATGGCCGAAAATCATAATAAGCGATTTCTAATTTAACGAAAGCATAATATGACCGTTGAACCCTACTCCGACAAATACTTCGGCGATATCCTGAAAATCGTCGAGAATTTCCACAAAGAGGCGGTCTGCGAATACGGGGAATCCTTTGACGTGGAGGTCTTAGCCGAGACCATTAGGAATGCCGATACGCAGAATGCCTTTCTAATGATCGTCGACGGTAGCTGCCAGGGGCTTATTTACGGCTCGCGGTGGCAATCTCCCATGAGTGGGAAGGTAATTTTTCAGGAAACTATTTGGTACGTAAACGAGAGTTTTAGAAGGTATGGCATATCCCTGCTAAGAGAAGTTGAAAAACTGTTGAAATCGCAGGGAGTTAATATTATGATAATGGCAGTACTAGAGAATTCTAAAACCGAGAAGATCAAGACCTTTTACGAAAGGCTCGGTTTTAAGCCGATGGAAACGCATTATATGAGGTCGCTGTAATTTGGGTTGGGCCGCTCGTAAAAATTTAAATAGCAAATGGAATAGAAGTCGGAACGGCGATGGCGCCGCTCCTGAAGTGCAGGTGTTGACTCCAAGAAACGCGGATGAGCCTGTGGTGATTGAGTTATCCCTTAAAAACATTTGGGGTATCCTATGCCGCAGACTAAATCCGTCACGCCCTCAAAGCCCCGCGCTGAGGAATTAATTCAGCAGTACCAACAAAATCTTTCCCGTCGCCGTAACTTTGAAAGTTACTGGCAGACGCTTCACGATTATTTTTACATCGAATCCCAAGACGTAAATAGGACCTATTCAGCCGGCAACGAGTTGAATGCGTCGCCACTTTGGGATTCGACCACGCTTGAAGCCGCGGACGTTTTCGCGTCCGGTTTTATGAATTATCTCACCCCTCCCACGTCCAAGTGGTTTAGGCTACGCCACCGTGATCCCGAGCTTTCATCTAGCAAGGCCGTCGCTGATTACCTTGAGGACGTCGCCGCCGAAGTAAATTCAGCGATCAACCGATCTAACTTCTACGACCAAATGTTCCCCTCCTACAAGTCAAGTGGCGTGTATGGAACGGCGCCGCTTTTTGAGGAGGAGGACGAAGAAGACGATATCCGCTTCTATAACCTTCCCGTTAAGCAAGTCGTCATCGTTGAAGATGCCAGGCAGCGCGTTTGCAAATATTACATCGAGTTTGAATATACGGCCAACCAAGCGGCGAGTCGCTGGGGCCAAGAAGCGCTTTCAACCGCCCTAAAAGAGGAAATCAAAGAGGGCCGGGGAGATGAGAAAAAGCACCAATTCTTGCTCTACATCGGACACCGCTATGTTAGAGAAATCCAGAAATCCGACAAGAAGAACATGCCGATCGAGGCAAGCTGGATCGACGTCGAAGGCCGGATGATTATCGACGAATCAGGCTATAACGAGTTTCCCGCGTTCTGCCACCGCTTTGATAAGCGACCGTTTTTGGCTTGGGGCTTCTCGCCGGCCATGAAGGCTCTACCATTCGCTAGGCTCTTAAATGCGATCTCTAAAACCAATCTTCGGGCCATGATGAAGGCCACCGATCCACCGATTGCCGTTCCGCATAATGCCTTTCTCGCGCCGTTTAATATGAACCCGAGAGCAATTAACACCTATAAAAAAGACGCGATGGACACCGGGAAAGATATTTTTTCATTTGGTAACTTTGGCGATCCTCAAGTCGGTCTCACCGCCGTCGAGTATTATTCGGGAAAAGTAAAAACGCTTATGTACCATGACGTCTTTTTGGCGTTCTCGAATATCACTAAAGACATGAACAACCCCGAAATCATGGAGCGCATCAACGAAAAAATGACCATGCTCGGGCCTGCCGTCGGACGCTATCTCGATGAGGTTTTAAGCCCAATCATCCAACGGACCATCGGAATCCTCTTTCGCCGTGGCAAACTTCCAGAGCCGCCAGCCGAGCTTATGATGGACCCCAACTATGAGATTGATTTTGTCGGCGTCCTGGCCCAATCCCAGCGCAGGGCTGAACTGAATACGCTGATTACAGGCCTTTCAATGGTCGGTCAATTGGCTCAATTCTCGCCTGAAGTCTTAGACAAGATCGACCCGGATAAGGTAACCGACGAGGTTTGGAGCATCACCGGCGCCCCAGTCAAAGTGCTTCGGGATGACGACGAGGTCCGTCAAATCAGGGAAGGCCGCGCCGAGGCCTCGATGAAGAATCAGGAAATCGCTGAAATGGCCGCTGGCGCCCAGATCGCTAAAGACGCAGGCGCTGCCGATGCCGCGTTTGCCAAGGCCAAGGAAGGTAAATGATCGACTTAAGAAATATCGAAGACGTTCGTATGCTTCAATCGAATCTCAGGTCTTCGCTTGATACGCCACAAGGCAAAGAGGTTGTGAAGTGGCTCGAAGAAATTTGCGGTTGGTATGACTTTAGCGAGACCAACCCCAATTTAATCCAAATTAAACACGGGAAGCGTCAAGTTTTAGCGACGATTAAGACGCTTCTTGAGTGCAAAGCAGAAGTAATCGTCGCGGTAGCAACTAACCAGGAGCAATAACAAAGTGGAAAATCCTGTGACCCCTCTTGTGGAGAATCCAGAGACCCCAAAAGCACCAGAAGCACCGAAGCCGCAAGCGCCGTCCGAGTTTAGCTGGAAGACTCAGCTTGCATCCGACTTCGCCAATAGCCCGACGATGCAGAAATTTCCAGACACGAAAGAAGGCTTTAACGAGGCAGTCAAAAGCCATCTTTTACTTGAGAAGCTTTTAGGCTACGAGAAGGTTCCTATTCCCAAATCGAAGGATGACGCGGCCGCTTGGGACGTCTTCTCGAAAGCCATGAGAATCCCGGAAAAGCCAGACGGCTACGCGCTTCCCGACGTCGAAATCCCCGAATCTATGAAGGGGCTTTCATTCGACAAAAAGAAGTTTGCCGAGATCGTCCATGCTAATAAGCTGACGCCCGATGCCGCAAAAGGCCTTTGGGAAGCTTATACGACGATGACGAAGCAGGCTTATGCTGTCGCAACGAAGGAGCATCAGGAAAAGATCAACGCCACGATCAATCAGCTGCGCGGCGAGTGGGGCGATGCCTATCAGTCGAAGATTGAGCTTGGTCAGATGGTTATCAATAAATTCTCGGATAACCAGGAGACCAATGATTATATTACGGCTACTCTCTCCAAGGACCCGAACGGAATCCGGTTTTTGGCGAAGATCGCTGAGCAGTTTGCCGAGAATAAAATCGGTGACTTTAAGTATCAGCGTCATTCGCTGACGCCAGAGGAGGCCCAAAGGGAGGCTGATTCAATCCGTAACGATATGAATCATCCTTACAACAACGAAAAGGCTCCGCAGGCAGAAAGAGATCGCGCCATCGATTATGTGAATAGTTTAATCGGTATCGCAAGAAGGCCCAGAGGATAAGCGAAAAGCCCCAAAAGGTCTTTTGTAAAGGTCGGCCGGACAAGCTTAAATGCCCCGGCAAATAGCAGGCGTAAGAGGCGACCCTCCTAAAGAGGACAATCAAATCCCAAGCGTTTAATTCGTTGGTTTTTGTTGAACTCTAAAAATAGGAGGGGCCAAAAATGGCCGACACTCAGAATATCGTATACGCGCAAGCGTATGCGCAGAACATCATGCAATTGGCTCAGTCGAAGTATTCCAAGCTGATGCCGATTGTGTATATGAAGCCGAACGTCAAGGCAAAGACCTTCTTCCAGGATCAGATCGGGAAATGGTCTATGTCAACAAAGGGTGGACGCAACGTCCAGACCCCGAATAACGACCCGAATCTCGGACGCCGCATGGGCACGCTTGTCGATTACCACGACAATCGTATGCTTGACCGTGGCGACGAGCTTCGGATGATCTCCGATCCCCGCTCTGCCTATACGATCGCCGCGGCGCAGGCTCTTGGCCGTCAGATCGATACGGTTATCGCCAATAGGATTCTGGCGACCGCTAATCACGGCGAGACGGGTTCGTCCACGATCACCCTCGGCACGACCGCTATCGCGGCTCACGTTAACCCGACCGGGACTTCCACCGGAACGCCGGCGACTCTCACTTTCGCCCGTGTCCGCAGCGTCAAGAGGGTTCTCGACCTCGAAGACGTGGAAATGGAAGATCGCGTGTTCGTCGTTAGCCCCCACGCGATGGATCACCTCTTGAACACCACGCAGGCGACCTCCTCGGACTATGCGGCCGTCAAAGCCCTTGTCCGCGGTGAAATTGATACCTGGATGGGCTTCAAGTGGATCGTCTCGACGAATCTCTCGTCCTCGGGCACTAACGACGA